GAAATACGTGCCCAGCCACCCAACTTTTCAGGTGTGCCTTGGCGAAACCGTACCTTGTCGGATTCAAACCAGCCGCCTTCGTTGGTATAACGAGTGTTCTCCCGGTTAACCCCCGGCTTCAATGCAAGTTTTTTAAGTGCCATCGCTTAATCCAACAAAGCGCACTCAGCCGTGCGGCGTTTAAACAGACCCGGCAGTACCTTACCGCCACCTTTAGTCCAGAGCATCAATTGTTCTTTTGCCCCTTCCCAATCATTGGCATTGATTTTCCTCTTTAACGTGGAAGTCTGCAAGCGTCCTGTGCCCAAGTTATAACAAAAATCCACGATGGCATTGCACTTACGAACGTCTGTAATCAGGCCGGGGCAGTTACGCAGTACACCGGGCAAGTATGTATGTTCTAACTCAATCATCAAAAGCGCCCGTGCCGTGGGTTCATCCATCGGGGCATCTTCCAAAGTTACCTTGCGTTTGTCTGCGTAGTAGGTAGAACCATAGCCAATCGTGGCTACGCCAGCCGGACATAAATACGGCTTGGCGCGGTAGCCCTCAAACTGACGGCACAGAGCGGCGGCTAACTCTAGGTTCATATGCCACGCTGTTTGAGAGTACGATCGAGGAACCAATAGTTAATCGTTCCCGAGAGTAAAGCTGAAAAGTCAGGGGTCATCATGGTTTTAAACACTTCAGCAGCTGGCGCACCGGCAAGCCATGCGTTCCATGCAAACCATACATGGATAAATGACCATACAAACAGCACCCAGTATGTGACTACGGGACGGACAGATGCTGATAGACTAGCCACCCAACCGCCTGCGGCTTTGACCATCTCGGCCTGCTGGGTGATGGCGTTATTGAAAGCATCCATAACCCCAACGTCCATAGCGGCTTCCCGCTGTGCGCCAATCTCAGCTAACTTCTGCTGACCACGCAATGTCTCTAGTTCACACTGACGGGCAAACATATTAAGTTCGTGTTGGCGCTCATTCTTCTTGTCAAAGAACTTTAGCACCTCGGGAGCCATACGGAAGATGCCGCCAAAGATGGAGCCTAGCAAGCCCCCAGATAAAATATCAAGCATAAATACTCCTTATTTAGCCATCTCAGTGGCGGCTAGGTTGATACGGGTTTTGACAGCGCCAAGGTCTTGCGGTTCTTTGGTGAACCCCACGGAAATATAACCCTCAAATGCACCCATTTCAGGAGGTATAGAGCCACGGCAAATAAAGCCTACACCTTGTTTTTCTTCCCACTCCGATGTTTTACCAGAGGATACTAGTTTGTCGCAGTAGACTTCCCCATTCATCATGGCAATCACTGCGGTATTACGGACGGCATCTTTGCCAAACAAGGTTGAGTTATATCCATCCAATGTGGTGTCCCGTCCTTTTGGGCCATACGCAAGTAGCGTAGTCCTGCTGTTAACTACCAAAGCCACCTTGTGAACCAAAACAGTCTCGGCTTCTAAATCCTTCTTCAATCTCTCAGCTACGTGCTCCAACACTTTGATTTCTTTAAGCTGGGGCTGATGGCTTGAGTTTGTGATGGCATTCAGAATGACTGTACGAGAATCCCACGCAAAGTAGCCAGCAAAGAATAAGAACGATAGCAGAATGACCGTAAACAGTTTAAACGGATTATCCACCCACTCTATCAGGCCAATCACTTTACCAACGGTGCTATCGTCTTTTTTAACTTCAGGCTTGGGCGCAGGCGTAACAATGACTTCTATCTTGGGCTTGGGTGTACGCCGCTTAACGGGCGCTACATTTGCCGGAGCTTTGGCTGGAGTTTTCTTTGCTGTAACCATGTTATGCCAATATGTCTATCTTACGGTTGGTAAAAATCTCAAGGTTCAGTTGGTTGCGTTCTGCCTTCTTTACATACAACTGAAACTCAAGATCATCAATTTTGTCATCCATCTTTTTCATCTTCAACGCTTGCTTGTAGTCTTCAGTCAACTTCTCAGCCCTGCGCTCAAGCGTGTCTGTCTTGGTTGGGTAGCCCTCTGGCTGAACCATTGGATACCATTTGTACAGGGGTGGGATCATTTCTTTTCACGCTGCTCCGCATCTTTATATCCATGTACAACCTTGGCTCTAAGCCATGTGGAATCTGCTGATCCCGCCCACTCGGACAGGTTGTTCCAGATAATCAAATAATCTGAAGCCTTGCAGTGCTGGGCATTCTGATCTAGCCACGCCATCATCTGTTTGTGCCGCTCGGTCGGATCGTGGACTGTATAGCCTATCCCATAAAACTCGCGCACATGGCAACCACTCTTGGCTACGGCTCCAACCAGCCCTAACAGCAGTAACAGGATGAGCCAGCGCATACATAGTTTTATCCGTTGGGAAACGCTTGAGTAGGCGCTGTAAAACTTGCCGTATAACGAGCGTACTTGGTGATGCGTAAGTCATCCAAATAGCAATTGGTGGCATTGTCTTGAGTATATCTAGCGGCTATCGTTAAAGTAGATGTAGAGTAACTTGATGTATCGTTTTGAGATCCAGTTAACGTGCCGTTAACAAAACCTTTGGTTACGCCAGAACTTCTACAAATAGCGACGTGATACCAAGTTGAGGCTGTAAAGGTTGATCCCCCAATACTTAAATTCATTAGCGCTCCAGCGCCGTTATAAATTGACCAGCTATTATCGGTTTCTTGAGCAAAAAACGCTGCGCTAGTTGCGCCAGAATTTCGCATGTCATAAACAAATTTAACTGTGCTATTGTTTACAGCATTGAAATAAATCCAAAATTCTATTGTGAAATCTCCAGTACCAAATGTTACTGATTGTGATGTTGAATAAAGAGCATCCCCCGTCCCATCAAACACCATTGATGCCGCGCCATACTTCTTCACGCTTGTAGAGACTGCGGCGTTACCCACGGTTTCCAGATTGTTCAGCATGGAGTTGTCTAAGATGGCGGGGTTGGTGTAGTTCAGAAGCAATGATGTGTTCGTGATTGCTGTAAGGGGTGCTGTTGGAGGCGTGAAGTTGCTTGTGTAAACAGCAGTCCCTTTAACAAACCGAGTGTCTGTTACATATCCAGTCACATATTGACTGCTTGAGTAGTTACTAACTTTAAATGTTGCAGAACTTGGCGCATTGATGGCTATACCACTCACAGTTAAAGGCGTACCTGACGAAACACCATTAACAAACAAACGCATTGTTGACCCATCGCTTGTAAGCGCAATATGAATCCACGTATTGATTTGAGCAACTGTACTTGACGCAGAAATATTGTATTGCGTAGAACTACTATAAAACCCACCAGTTATATTGTTTGCTGAATATAAAGTCAAATAATAACCAAGGTCTGGGCCTGATGAAATAGTGGAGTTAGCGTAGGCAACAACACGCATATCAGATGTAGATGTACCATACACCCAAGTCTCTAAAGTCCATGCCCCACTAGTAGCTGGCTCAAGCGCTGTATTTTTTGGCACAGTTAAAAAATCAGTTGTTCCATCAAAGTATGCAGATGCGCCGTTTGTGACTGGGTTGTACACAACCAATGGTGCAAATGGGCTGAAGCGTTGGACGCTTGGTGAGTTGTATGGCGTAATCGTTAAATTACTTGTACTGTTGTCAATCCAACGATTGCTCTGAAACGCAAGGAATGTGCAGTTTGTTATTGCAGTCAAAGGGCTTGTCGGCACAGTCATTGTTGAGCCTGTGTATAACGCAGACTTTGTAAAGCGCAGATTGCTTATGTATCCATTGACATTGATACCACCATTGCCACGACCTAGTTCTGGGGTAGTTCCGCAAGCAACTCCACCACCCGCATAGGTGTATAAAAGCACACCATCCACATACATTCGTGTGTTTGTGCCATCGTAGGAAATTGCTATGTAATGCCAAGCACTCCATGAATAAGCCGATGAAAGATAAAGTGAACCACTACCAGACCTATCAAGTTGATAGCCACCTGCGGCTTGTCTATAAACAGTTAAATACCCAGAAGTATTTACATAAAAAGGTGCTTGGGCAGAACCATTAGAAACTAAGAAGTCATACCACTCCAAAGTAAATGCCGCATTTTGGTCAAACGCAGTGTTATTTGGTGCAAGTGCGTAAGTGGTGCTTCCATTTCCAGAATAACTCCAGTTTGAACCATAGGGACTAAACGTGCCTTGGGTCGTATTACCGTTACGGGTGATTGGGAAATTAAACTGACTGCTGTCTTTAAAGCCGCTGTTGTTGCCACCACCGTTGTATTGAGTGGTGAGCAGGGATGTGTTAGTGATTGCTGTTAGAGGGGCTGTAGGCGGTGTAAACGTGGTTGTATAAAGTGCAGTACCTGTAAGAGTACGAACATCAGTTACGTTGCCTTTAAGATAGCCAGAATTACCAGTATTTCCATCT